AGCCCGCCGCCGCCACCCGAGCCGCCCTGAATCGAGGCGAGCGCCTGCGCGGCGTAGAGTGCGGCGTTGCCAAGCGTCGTGACGTTCGTCGTCGCGATCGTGTCGGCACTCGTGCCGAGGATCGTCTGCTTGGCCTGATCGGCGATCTTGGTGTTCAGGTTGTCGCCCGTGCCCGTGAGCTTGTTGAACAGCGACGTCACCGAGTCAATCGGGTGCTGGAAGAAGCTCATCAGGCCGCTACCGAGCGAGCCCGTGGCGCCGGCGGCCGCCGCGGTCGTGCTCTGCCCCTTACCGTTTCCGCCGATCGTGTCGGAGAACTTGTTCGCGAGGCCGTCGTAGAGCGCCTGCAGACCGCCGCCCATCGACTTCTGGAGGCTGATCTTGAGCATATCCGTGGCAATCGAGTTGAACAGGTCGCCAAACGAGAGCTTGCCGGTCTTGGCGACGTTCACGAAGGCGTCGATCGTCGACTCGGCCCAGCCGGTCGTCTTCTGCCGCATCTGCTCGGTGGTGTCGTTCCACTTGTCGATCAGATCCTGCATCGGCGTTTGCAGCTTCTTCTGGTTCTCGGCGTCACGCGTGGCGCGCGCCGCGGCAATCATAGCCTCTTCCTTCGAGATGTCGCCACCGTCAGCCTTCGCCTTCTCAAGCCGCGCCTTGGCCGCCTTATCCCACGCGTCGTTCTCCAGCGCAATCTGCGCGTTCAGGCGATCCTGCGTGTTCTTGATGAGGGCAACCTGCGTCTCCTGATCCTTCTTCACGATGTCGCGCGTGAACTTCACGAGATCCAACTGGTCACCGACCAGTTGGATCTTCTTCATGTATTCAATGATCGGCGCGATGTCATCGGCAGCATCCTTCGCCTTCACCTTGAGCTTCTCGAGCGCCGCGATCATGCTGCGCCCGTTCTTGTCGTCGGAGTCAGGCGTCGTGACGTCGCCCTTCATCAGCTTGTCGATGCTCTCCTGATACTCGGCCGCGAGCGGTGCGAGCTTGCCCTTGAGCGACTCCATCTGGCTCTTGGCGTTCTCAGTGATCTTGAGCATCGTCTCATCGTCGATGAGGCCCTGCACCTTCGAGCTGTCCCAAGCCGGACGGGCATCCTTCGCGCCCTTGCCGTGGCCTTTCGTGTCGAGTTCGCCGTTCTCCCAGATCGCCTTGATCTTGGCCTCTGCTTCGGCGCGGATCTGGTCGTAGCCGGACACGCCCGACACGATCATTTCGAGCTCGGCCTTTGCCTGCGCGAGCTGCGACCTGATGTCGGCGTTCTTCTTGGCGAAGAGGTCCGTCGGCGGCTTGGCACTGCCTTCCTTTTTCTTCTTCTCCCCAATCGGGTTCGGCGCGTTCAGGTCGCTGATGTTGCCCTGCGCCTGCGCGATTTGCTGGTTGAGCCGGTCCTGCTCCTTGGCGGCCGCAAGTTCTTGCGCCTGCGCGTCTTTGCCAGTGAAGCCCTGCTTGAGCTGAGCATTGATTGCATCGCGCCGGTTGGTGAGCACCTGGACGCGCTGCGCGGTGATGTCCAGCTCGACCGCCTTGAGCTTGTCGGCCTGCTCCTGAGAGAGCTTCTTCTCTTCGTCCGAGCCCTTCTTGACCGCGTTGATGCGATCCTTGTAGCTGTCCTGGATCGCGGCGATGCGTTTGGCGCGGTCAGCGCCGATCACGCGCAGCGATTCGTCGGTCTTTTCCTCAAGACCCTGTGCGTAGGCGTGGCTCTCCAGCACGGAGTTCGCCTTGTCCAGCGAATCCTTCGCGGCCTTGCGCACCGACTCCAGGTTCGTGACTTCGGCGGAGAGCGCTTGGCGCTTCGCTTGCAGCGCCTTGATCTCGGGGTCGTCGTTGCCTTGCTTGCCGATCCAGTTGCCGCCCTCATCCATGCCCTGCTTGCGCATGGCGATCTGAGCGTCGATGTTGCCGATCTCGGCCTTCTTGTTCTTGATGCCCGAGTCCGCGTCGTCAAGCTGCCCCTGCGTGACCTTGTTTTGCTGCATCGCCTTGTTGAGCGTTGCAGCAGATACGGCGGCGCGCGCAGCCTGCTCGGCGCTCTCGCGATACTTCTGCCACAGGGCGATGCCGCCGACGATGAGGGCCGAGACGACCGTGATCCAGCCGCCGAGCGCGTTAAAGGCGAACTTCAGCTTCATGATGCCCGATTCCATCATCGCGGCGCCGCGCGTCATCGCAGCCATGCTGGCGACGGCTTCCTGCTCACGCGCGATGGTGGTCGCAAGCGCGGCGTTCTTCGCGACGAGTTCGGCATTGTGACCGGTCTGCGCGGCCGTGCCGGCGTTGATCGCCGCGGTGTATTCGGTTTCGAGCGCGATCCCCTGCTTGATCTGGTTGTTGCTCTGCAGGAGCGCGACCGACTCTTGCTCCAGCAGCGCGATCTCCGCGCGCATCGAGGCAAGACGCTGTTCGAGCTTCGTGGTGTAGACGTCCTGCGCGGCATATTCAGCCGCGGTCGCCGCGTTGCTCGCCATCGCCATCTGGGCGCGCTTGTATTGCTCGGCGAGCACGAACTGGGTGGCCGCGGCCTCGCGCGCTTGCAACTCCTCAAAAAGCGCGATCTTCTGCGCGAGGATGGCTTCGTTGTTGGCGATTTCCTTGGCGAGCGCTTCATGGCGCGCAGCATCCGCCGCGGCGTAGCGCTCGTTGTTCGCCGCGATGATCTTCTCGTTCTTCGTGATTTCGTCAGCGAGCGTCTCCTGCCGAATCTCGCTTTCTTTCGCCATGCTCGCGCGGCGCTCGGCGTCGGCCGCGAGAAGCTGCTCGGTGACCGACAGCTGCTTGGCGATGACCGCATCCTGCGCAATGATGGCGTTGGCTGCGTATTCGCGCCACGAGCTGTTCATCCCGGCGAGCGCGTTGCGCACGCCCGTGAGGAAGTTGCCGACCATGTTCGTTGCGAACACCGCGAACAGCACCTTGCCGAGCGTCACCAGCTGCGGAATGTATTCCTGCAGCGTGGTGCGCCCATCGTGGAAGAGCCCGATGAGGTTCGTGAAGGTGTCGGAGAGGCCCGTGGCCCACTGGTGCGCGGTGGGCGTGCCGAAGAGCTTCATGATGTCTTCGAGCTCGTTCTTGGCCGCGTCGAACATACCGGCTTCGGCCGCGTCGTTCTTGAAGAGCTCCCAGCGGACGTTCAGCTTTTCGATCTCGCCCTGCCACGTGCGCATCTGCTGGGCAGCGGCGCCCATCGAGTCGTTCGCGAACACCGCGAGCATCTTCTTGATCGCCATCTCCGAGCCGACCGCGCCCTGGCTGATCGTCTTGGTGAGCGCGGCCATCGACATACCCATGCCGGTTGCCATCGCTTGCGCGGCGTTCGGCACAGCCTGCGACAGCTGCAGGCGCAGCTCTTGCAGCGAGACGGTGCCCTTGCCCGCCATCTGCTGAATCGCGAGCGACGCACTCTTCAACTGCTCGGACCCGCCGCCGTATTTCGCAACCTGATTGACGAGCGCTTCCAGCGAGCCCTTGGTGGGGTCGATACCGACCGTCTTGAACTTGACGAAGGCGTCCGTGAGCGCGCCGAGCTTGAACGGCGCGTTCTGTTCGAGATTCAGGATGAACTGCTTGCCCATCGCGGCGTCGGCGCTGCGGCCGGCGTCGGTTGCGGCGGTGGACAGGCCCTTCAGGACCGTGGTGAGCTTCTCCAGCTCGCCCGCGGTGTCCATGATCGAGCGCGGCAGCGTGAGAAACACGCTGTCGATGTCCATCAGCGCGAACTTGACCGCGCCGATGGTGGTGACCCACTGGTGAAACGCAACCCCGGCCGAATTGATCTTCTGCTCGATGGCCTTGACACCTTGCCCGGTGCTCGCGAACTGGGCTTCGAGCGCCTTCAGTTGCGCGGCGGTGCTTTGCGCGGTGACCCTGAACCCCGAGTCATCGAGGATCAGGTTGTAGCCTACGTTTTCGAGGTTGCTTGCCATCTTCGTCCTGTCACTGTGTCGGACGGGCCACCATCGCTTTCAGCTCCGCGAAGCCCGCTTCGTCTCTCTTCTCGTTCAGCGGATCGAACTTCTGTTCCGTCTGATAGAGCTCGGCTCGGAGCTTGATTTCATGATCCCGCGCGCCCTCGGGGCTTTGGCGGGCCATGTGCAGCATCAGGGCGCGGAGGTCTTCTTCCGCGAGCAGCCGGTTGATGTTGCGGTTCAGAGTCCAGAAAGCGCGAATGGGAAGTGCCATCACTTCCCAATACGTCATGCGGTAATGCCGCTGAACTCGGGTGAAAAGCAGGCCGAAGTCGAGCTCGGCCTCTTCTTCTTCTTCACCCGGCAGCGTTACTTTTTTTCGGCGTCGCCCTCGGTGCCCGCGGCACCTTCGACGTCCTTCTTGTCGGGATCGAACAGCCCGCGCAGGAAGGCGACCAGCACGCCGAGCTTTTCGAGCGGCAGCTTGTTGAGGATCGCGTCGGGGATCTCCACCGCGCGCTTGATCGAGGCGATCATTTCTTCGATCTGCACCTTCGGATCGGTCTGATCCTTCAGGCGGTCGGCGGCGAGGTTCGTCTCGATGAAGCCCTCGACGTCCATCTCTTTCACCGGGTATTCGACGCCGCCAATGGTCACCACGCGCTGCGGCGCGCTGGTCGGCAGAGTGTCGAGATTCAGGACTTTCACTTGGCTCATGATGGGTATCCGATGTAGGCAGGCCGGCGTGTCGCCGGCCTTGGGTGAGTAACGCGTAACTTGCTAGACGGTTACGGCGTAACCGGTGCGCCGCCGATGGCGAACAGCTCTTCGGTGGCCGAGTCCGGGTAGCCCTGGAAGGTCACGTCGAAGATTCGTTCCTTTTCGACTTCGTAGGCGAAGTTCAGGCCGCCCGACGTTGCTGCCAGCGGGATCACGAAGTCCTCGCTGTAGTCGTCCACTGCCTTGTCCTTCGGGTGCAGGCGCAGCTCGCCGGCGATGTCGAGCAGCGACAGACCAACGCCGGTCGCCACGACGACCTTCTTGTCCGCGCCCGTGCCCGAGAGCGCCGCGCCCGGCATCGTTGCCACGAGGTTGTCGAGCGTGGTTTCAGCCAGCGGCACCTTCACCGACACGTCACGGCTCATGATCTGCTCGTTGACGGTGGTCTTGCCGAACTGGTCCACGTTCGTCTTGTGCGTTTGCGTGGTCACGGTCACTTGGACGCCGCCCTGGGTGTAGCCCAGATCCACGCCCTTGTAGTAGACCAGGCACACGCCCATCTTTACGTTCTTTGTATCGCTTGCCACTCAAAACTCCTTTGCAAAGAGGTCCAAGTTACGGTAAGTAACTCGTAACTTAACTATACAGGCTCGACATAGCAACAGTCAATGTTAGCCACGAACTCGGTGACGCCGGAGGCGGGCACCGGGTAGTTGATCGGCAGCGTGCGCGCGCGGCACCACTTCACCAGCATGCCGTCGGCGAGCGTCGTCTCCTGCTCGATCCAGAGCACGTCCATCGCCCGCTTGATGAGCGCCGCGCCCGCTGCGTAGGTCTTCGCGCGCACGACGAGCGCAAAGCTGCCTTTGAAGTAGCCCGGCAGCTCCGGGTCGATCCTAGTGCCCTTGTAGTCGGGCTTGAGCAGGATGCCCGTGTCCTCGATGCGCATCGTGTTGATGAAAATCGTCTTCGCGCGCGTGCCGATGCCTTCCTGCTCGAGCAACGCTGCAATCGGTTCCAGGTGCATTACGTCGACTCCTTCACGATCTGCTTGACCTTCTTGCCCATCTCGCCAATGCGCGAACGCATGGCGCGCTCCATGAACTTGCCCCCGACCTTGCCGCCGCCACCATCTTTCGCGCGCGAGGCGGGCCCGAGGCTGAATGCGCCCGTGCCGTAGGGTGCGAGCGCTTCGTGCATCACCCGCGCGTA